AGCAAACACATGTGATATGACCGCTGGAACATATTCCGGTATTTGTCCATGTTATCGATCCCACTTGGCAAGCTAAAATATCCCATACCGCCATACAAGGCAAGGCTAAAGTTACATAAGCATCTTGATCAGTTTGAAGTTGAGATAAAGAACTGTACGGCTGAGAATAAGAATAGCAACAAGCACAATATGATCCTGCTCCGCATACCCTGTAACAAAGAGCATAACATACTGTACCATAATAATAACAACTTGGAGCGGTATTGTTGCACCAAAGTTGAAACTTGAATCTTACTGTAGTGGCGCAAGTGCAAGCCTCAGTGCATACTGATGTACCAAAATTTACGTCTTTGATACATTCAACTCCGGTAGAATTATAGGTGGTAAGCAAAGCATGAACCGCAAAACAATATCCATAGCATTGGGACGAGGTATAATAACAAAGCGGAGGATCAGAATATACCTGCCATCCTTGGCATTGAGTAGGAGCACAAGCGTTATAACTCATAAGGCTTTTTATTGAAACCGCTACTTGAGGAGAGGATGTCCACCCGTTTAATACTACAAAACAGCCGGTATTGGCTGTACCCGAACAAAGGCGTTTGACATAAGGAACATTGCCAAGCTGATCATGGAATTGGAGTGCTCCCGAATAAAGATAAGAATAATTGCAAGAACAATTAGGATCCTGCAATGTTATATCAGAAGCTAAAACATGTCCATTGCATACCTGAAATTTTAAAGAATTACATGTATCATATCCGCGAATACCATAACCATCGAATACGGTTCGAGAAGCATTAGAGCATATCACCATGCCATTTACACAATCGTAAGTCATGGAAGCATTGCTATCGCCAATGCCTACGCCATAGGTATCATTGGCATAGTTAAGGAATCCGTTAAGATTCCCCATTCTCATTTGAGTGGTAATACCGTTATTCCACGGTGTACCATTCTGGGTGACTACGCTGACGTAAGGAGCATAAGGATCAGAGGCGGTCATGTATACCATTCCGGCCCCGGCATTACCGTAATTTACTACCGTTGTACCTTTAGTCCATGCCGGCAAAGTATTGGCAGTATATGTATTAGCCATATCTCTTTCGACGCAATAGGCCGGAGCGCAATTAGATTGACAAACCGTCATCCATTCATCATTTACGCCGTCTTTCATGCGAAGGATATTACCGGGGAAAAAGGCGGTATTACCTTGAATGGTTAAAGTATCTTGATTAGATACAAGACAATTCCCTGCGATATCTATGAGTTGATTCCCCGCGTTGTCGATGATGTAATTCATTTATTTTTTAATACCATTCTGTCCATAAAGCCAAAGTATATGTTCCATCTAAAATTGTTACTGATAAATAAGTATTTTTATTTTTAAATGTTAACATAATTTTTTCATTGGTTTTTTAATCCATACAAATAAAAATTCCCCGAGGCTATATTGCCGTCATCGCAGTAAATGCCAACAGAATCAATCGCCACAGGTTGCGTATCTACCTCTCCGCCACCCTGCATATAAACATAATTTCCAGAAGCCCACAACCCGGACGCAGACCAGCAGGCATATTTATGAGTATCGGTAAGTGTAACATCGAAAATAGTTACTTCAAAATTAGCACGTTGATTTGCCCCTGTTCCCAAAACCTCTGAAGCAGAACTTATTACCCAAGCTACATCGGATGTGCTACCCCCAACACCAGAAGCGGAGCTTGTCCACCGCCATGTACCATGCTTATACCCGGTAGTAATAAATCCTGAACCGGTAGATACTCTGACGCATAAATTAGTGCCATTAATGATAGGCACCACATTATTTATAACAATCTTAAATGCGCTATAATTTGCCACTGCAAAACCCGTGAATATAACGTTTACTGCATTTGACGGTGCAGCAGAACCCAGAAGAATATAAGCCGAACCTGCGCCTCTGTCCACATATGCGGTAGTCGCAACCTTAGTAGAATTATCTCCTGCACTTTGTGTCGTCGCAGTCGTGCCATTAGCTAACGCTCCAGCGCCTCTGTCCACATATGCGGTAGTCGCAACCTTAGTAGAATTATCTCCTGCGCTTTGTGTCGTCGCAGTCGTGCCATTAGCTAACGCTCCAGCAGCGGCGTTACTGAAATCACTAGCCATTATTGTTTTGCTGGTAGATGGAAATGTCATCGTAGTCCCCGCAGTCGCAGAAATTCCCATTCCGCTATCGGCCGGCAAACCGTTAGCGTCAAAAACCACAGCATCTCCCGCGACCGCCGCAGGAGTACCTGTGTGCGCTGCGGTAGAATTTATCGCATGAACTTTTACGATGTGAAGATCAGAACCGGTTAAATTAGCATGATAATCATTACCCATAATTAACTCCCTATATTGTTGGCCAATACGTCGCTATCACATACCAAAAAATTACCGCCTACCGAGGATATCGCTTGCTTTACAAAAGAAGAAGTCATTATCGCGCCCCTAGCAAAGATATTATTAAAAGTAGCCATATTGTTATCGATATTCCAACCGCTGCCTAACGCGCCAGATTGGAAATCGGAAGTTCTTATGCGATGGTTAGCTCCATCAACCGTGATATAAGTAGATAAAGTCGAACCAACCCGGACCAAGTTATTTACGGGATCAAGCAATATACCGGCAGTGTTTAAGGTGACTGAACTAGCAAGGCTGGTGGTATTAATAACCCACCCACCGATCGTACCCGACGAGGCGGTTAATACTCCGGCGAAAGTAACCCTGAAAGGGGCTTGCGTAGGATCTATGTTGCCGGCATAAAAGGGATAACTCCCAGGCAACAAACCCACTTCCCCCGCGCTGCCGGTCAATCCGAACTGATTTATCACCCAACCACCGATATCTCCCGATGTAGCGGCTATCTGGCCGGTTATTGTGGCGCTATCGGCATAAAGATTTCCGTTCATATCCACCCTAAAAGGAGCAGTATTCCATGTTGGAGCGCCAAGCCACATCCCGTCTACAGAGTTAGCGCCAAAGAAATTCCCCATTGCGATACTGCCATCAAGCTGCACTGCGCCAGATTGACCAAAACTGATATAATTCCATTGACCATTAGCATAAGTATAAAGTTGTTGAGTATTAGGCGAGGAAGGATTGCCCGCTACAATTGTAGTTTCTCCCTGGTCTCCTACATAAGTAGGCACAGAATCAACGACATTAAATTGGTATTTACCGTTATTCAATATCTGTTGGACATTATCAATAAAATCATTTAATTCCGGATCTTTGTCTTTGATCTCTACGTCTGCTACAGTCATGGGGTAAGTGACCTCACATATAAAACGATTGCCGCCGATATAAAAATAACCCAAAATAACCAATGATAAAATTTCATTTGGCAATTCCTTTGGGCTTAGCTGCGATAGATGCCCTGATAAGCGTCCATGCCGGATTACTGGAAGATTCTGTCAATTTCCATTGCAATATTTCTTCAAACCTCGGCAAATCAATAGTAGTAGTGGGCGTATTAGCTGATAAAGTAATGCCTGAAGTATTGGCAATGCTACCGTCAAATGTTCCCTCCCAATCACATCTATATTGGATTAAAGGGGTAGAAGCCACTTGGGACATGGTAAAATTTAAAGTACGCAACTCTTTCTTTTGTATTTCCTCCCCAAAATCCAATTTACCCGTAGAGAACCAATCGCTTATCGCTGTTCCGTCATCATTATTGCCGTTATCCTGTAACCAGGAATAGTTAGTCCCCGCAGTATACATAAATCTTTGGCCTGTGCCGTTATCAGACAACATAGAGCAGGTAAAACCGTTAGCAAAGTGCATCGGCCAGAATGATTTTGCGTAATAATCATATACCAAAGCATCCATAGGCGTAGTAGAATTACCTAAACAAAAATAAAGGACATACCAATGCCGGCGGGTATAATTTACCGCATGGCATTTTATAAGCTGAGCGGCATTAACACCGTTGGCGCTGGTTGTGCTGAACATACAATAATTACTTATACCATTATAGGTGGAAATAGACTCAGAGATAGGAATAGTATCGGCACCATCGAACATATAAATTTGAAGATCAGATCCAAGGAATAGTATTACTTCTCCTTTATCCGGTGTTTCAATGTTAACCACTGTACGAGGAGAAGCCGTACCGATCTGTGATTTAAGCTGTTTTACGTCTATCAAAGGATTACCACCAAGGAAGGTAACCCTGAAGATAGAAAACTTTTTAAAAATATACATTTTCCCGCGTAAAACGGCTAAGGCGGTCACTCCAACATCCCCGGGGGTATCGATTATATAATAATTACCTAGCCATGTTGTTTGATCATAAACCTCAGAGCGATAAATAAAATCCGAATCTTCCGTGGTGTTGGCAATCCAGAGGTAGGAATACCAAGGTATAATATATTTACCCTGAGGCGCTATGTTGGCAATAATCGGCTGGCTGGAAGTATTCGATGGATCTACATAAAATTGCCAATAATCATTTAAAGTATGTCCTGTGGCCGCAACAAAAGTAACTGTAACGCCAAGTTCAAGCGTTATTGGCGTACCGGCTACTATTGGTACATCATTTTGCGTCCATGAAACCCCATCGTCGTTAGACCATTTAAAAGTATCAGGAGTACCCGTAGAGTCTATCTGTATTTGATAATAAGTAGTAACCGTAACGCTGGTAGTGCCTCCGGAAGTCATATCATTGAGACCAGTGCCGGAAAAATTGGCGGGAGAAACGTTAGTAATATCAAACAATCTGGCTATAGTTCCCGGGCCAGTGTGGGAAGAGCCATCCATAACGTAAACCATAGTGGTACCAGCCCGTTGATTAGACATGATATTAAGGAAACCCGAAGCGTCAACATAAGCTAATCCTACCGCAGAAAATCCAGAAACGGCGTTTATAGTAGATACTACGTTGGCTATCGTCCCATCGGCGGCTAAACTTATATTATCAAAGGTGTGAACGCTATCTATAATGATTTTTATATAATCTCCAGAAGCCCCCGTGAAGGAAGTACTGTTACCTGTAACCCTGCCATGAGAAGTTTCCCAATCGATATCAACATAATTTACGTTAACGCTGGGGTTATATCGTTGAGGAACATCTTTATTTTCATCAGTTATAAGGATATCTCCTTTAAAGGTAGTGTTATACATAAAAGCGCTAGTTAATGCCGTTCCTTTATTGGGATCCTGGGATATTGCCGACCATGTTCCCGACCATGCTCCGGCCGATATATCCATATCGTAAAGCCCTGCGCCCCACAAAGAAATAAGATGTTGCTCTGTCTCAGTCCTTATGTAATTATAAATACCGTTGCATACCGCGGCCTGGGACACAGAATTAAGCTTGGCATATCCTAACCTCTTGGATAAAGATTTAAAAATATCCGAATGAACATTAAGACAATCAGGAGATTGATTTGGTTGTAAGTTTAACTCAGAGCTCTTAGTAACAAGACCCCCAGAAAAATCATCGCCGCGTAGGATATTCGATGTTATCATCTAACCCCGCCTCGCTTCATATATTGCCGCCCAAAACGCTTACGATTGCGCCTCGCCATGTCTAGGTCTAAAGCGCGTAAATATGCTTGCATATGGTTTGACGCTGATTTGCTCTCTTGCTCTACCGCAGTAAGATAACAAGCACCATAAAACAAGGCTATCTGAAATTGATAAGGCATTTGAGGCACATCGGATATCGTGATAGATTGGCCTGCCGTAGCCACAATGATTAAAGAATCAACTGTAATCCCATTTAAAACGGTAGTATCCGGATCGATAGCCTCTATTTTTACCCATTGTCCGTTAGCATCAATCCTTAAAAACTGCCCTACGCTGATCAATCCGTTTAAATTTACCGAAGTAAGTATCTTTGTCGAGGTGCATCCCGAAGCTGCCGATCCCGTAACCTCTTGCATCTCATATTGGGCCCTAATGTATTCATAAGATACTAACCTTACGGTATCTACCGGAGGCATTATCTGGATCTGATACAATCCTGTGGAGGACAAATCGGGTAATTCCCGCCAATTTAAGGGAAACTCAGCCGTTACCGTGGTGTAATGCTTCATAAACCATTCATCATTTTTCCAATCAAGCTTAGGGCGGCCTTGAGAATAATCATAAAAAAAGCCAGGTTCATTGGTAGGTTTACTATAATCTGAAGCTAAAGCGTAAGTATCTTGGAAAATCAAATAAGTATTAGCTGAATTAGTATCACCAAGGTAATTTTTATCTAAGGTTCCCGTTGTCGCGCCAGTATAGGTAAAAGTGTAAATTTCATTATCGGAAGGTACGGTAAATTTCATGCCGGTCATGGCTGACGTCCAAGTCGTTCCCGTTCCTGTAATCGAATTACTTCCCTGCACTACGCTTACCGTACCTATATCATAACTCGCTTGCAATGTTATCTGACCGGTTTTATGCAACCAATCCCATTCAAAGCGAGAGGGTACATCCCGAACGTATACGTCATTAACCCTTCTCTTGTACTTGTTGCGGGTAGCCGTATCTGTGGCGGCATCCCGCATCTCAATCATTACATCGTCTACAATCTGAGAGAAGGGTTTAACGTATAACATAAATACTCCTTAAGTTTACGCCGCAGGAGTAGTAGGCGTAGTTGTCGCCGGAACTCCATACCTTTTCTGCCAAGTATTATAAGCATTCCCCAAAAACATCACTAAATGAGTAGCTAAACCACCAACTAAACCTAAAGCCAATGACCCTATTTGAGAAGCAAATGGAGCCGTCACAGGGCTAGAAGATGCTCCAGCCGTCGCTGCCGCACCCGCCGCCGCACCCGCTGCTGTTCCAACGACACTTGCCGCTGCCGCCGTTTGTGCTGGGGTAATTGTGGGAGAATGAGTAGCTAACCAAGCACAGCCGGTAAACATCAAAATCATCATCAAGATAACGAACATTCCATACTTACGAATTTTGATCAATGACATAAAATCTCCTTACTTTATCGTGGTTGTAGAACTTACCCGGCCATAAACACCCAAAGCACCCATGATCGTAAGAGCTAACGACACCATGTGATTGTCAAGAATATTAACACCGAACTGTAAACCGATCGTCTGAGCCGCACCGACTAAAGCCGTAATGATACCGGCCCACACTGTTTTACTCATGTACCAAGGTTTTGTATTCATCTTATCTCCTTTTTTTCACCGCCCATACCTTCCTGCAATACTGCCACCATTTTACCGTTTTCTGAAATCAATTTTCTTTCTACCTCAGAAAGCCTCGCCTGCATGACTTTCATCTCGAACACCAAGCGTCCATACTCAGCGTACATATTTTCCATCAATCCTCCTCTATTTAAACTCCTCGACACTTAAGATACTGTTACCCTCTTTATGTTCAATAATCGCTTTATGGCAAATATAATGCTTATTCGGCCGGACCAAAAAAACTATTTCCGTAAAACGATTATCGCTATCTTTCTTAAACGATATTATCTTTGGTTTCTCGAACCCCGCTTTTATCAATATGGCCTCGGGCATCCTTCACCTCCGATTTACCGACAAATTTACCCTTAATGATCACCGGCGCATATCTTTTCGTCACTCTTCTCAGGGTTAGCAAGCGAAATAAACCTGTTGAAGGATAATTGTTTGTCACTAAAAACACCTACCGTTTTTTTAATCACCGCGACATCGGTTTTTAAATCGTTTATCGCTGCTATGGGTGCACTGGCCAAAGAAGTCACCCACCAAATAATGCCTACAGCGCCGCCCAAAATCAAAACAACCAAAGACCAGAGCCACGCTATTTGCCCCGCGTGAAGCTGGCAGGGGCGGTTACGGATAAAATTGAATATCTCCAAAAATTTATTCGTAGTGTCTGAATGACGTTCTACCGCATCCTTATCATGGCTCACCGTCCATTGGTTAAGAGCCGACAATTGCTCAAACACTTTTATTTTTTCTTCGTCTTTCATATACAATTACACGTTCCATTGCCCGTATTATTCCCACTACAATGACCTAAAGATCCGGTAGCCTTCCAGCAAACTACGTTATTTGCGCTTATCGCCGTATTGCAAAGCGGCGCGTTACCGGAAGTCAAACTATAAGTCAAGGTAGTAGCGCCTGTGGTAGTAAAAGTAACCTTATTTGCGGAAGAAAAATTATCCCAATTGGCCTTATTCGCGTTCCAGTCGGCATAAGTAGAATTCCAGTTTGTACCGTTTGTATTCCACGCATTGTAAGAGTTATTCCACTTTGAAGAATTGGCAACGTAAGAATCGGTAATAGCGTTAGCGTTCCAAGTTCCGCTTGTTATCGTGCCGAGGCTAACTATATTAGCCGTGCCGGTAAATGCAGAGGTAAGCCAACTCGCAGCGTTAGCGATATATGAATTGGCAATGGCTGTACCTTGCCATATACCAGAAACTATTGTACCTACGGTGGTTATGTTACCTGTTCCAGCCCACGTAGAAAGCTTTGTGTTCTCGACATTACCCAAACCAACCTGGGTTGAGTTCATGTTGGCAACGTTAGCAGGCGTGTAACCTAATGCCGCCTGTTTACCTGTCCAAGCGGAAGCGTTGCCGGCGACAATAGAATTAGTGTTATTCCATGCGTTGATATTGTTGGCGGTAATTCCGCTCGCAGGAGAAGCGGTAAAGATGGGATCTGCTTCTGTGATCCCGTTATTCGACTGTAAATCACTGCCGAAAGAAACTAAAGAAGCTTTTTGTGCGTCTGTCAACGCAACCGCTGTATCGTGAAAAAATATCGCCAGGATAAAAACTATGAATACCAACAGGCCGATATGATAAATTAAATTTTTAAATTTCATAATACCTCAATCAGCGCAAGTACATGTTCCGTTCGCCCCCACCAAGCTTGTACAATGCCCAAGAGTTTTACCATCTGCCATGAAACAACAAGCTCCATTGGCCGCGCCGCCTTCAAGGGCTGCGATATGCCGATCTACCACCAGCGAACCGTTATCGGCATTAGCGGGTAAAGATGTAAGATTAACCTGATCGCCAATCTCAAATGAAGGCATGGTCTCAGGGGTAGTCAAAGAATTATTAGCCGTATTACCTTTCAAACTATGGATCCTTACAAAAGGAGTAGAGGCGTTAGCATATTGATTTTCCATTCCTAAACTAAATCCTATAAAATTACCAGAAGTAGCGCCCACGCTAGTTAAATATACGGGATTTGGAGAATTAAAATTATCAAATTTAGTAGTTCCAGCCAAAGCGACAGTATCATATACTAACGCTCCCGTCTCTAAATAATCTGTTTCATCGCCAAGGTGTACCATATCAATCTCAAGCAATCTTTGAGATATTCCCGATACACGATAGGTATATAAATTTTCTTGGCTTGAACCAAAACAAAAAAGGTAATCGTTGGCTATTCTCATTCTTGCAGATGTAGCATCTGTTTGATTCCCCGCTGAAGTAGGTATTTTAAGGTTAGCAACGGTCAAGAGCTGTGATGAAGAATTATAGGAAAAATTCGCCGCATCGCTGGCAAAAGTTCCGCTTGATCCAGCAAATTGAATCGCGCCAGAATTACCGTTAGAAGAAGCTCCCGTAGCCGCAGTAGTTTGTGATGTTCCATCAGCAAAATTAGCGGATACGATATAAGCATTAGAAAATCTTTTTGAAGCCGCGCCGAGATTATAAGTATTATTTGCATTGGGGATAATGCTTGTCATAACCTGCTTAAGGTAATTAGTGATCGAACCAAAAGCCCCGCCGCCGTCCCATTGAGAGAAAACAGGAGATAAAACACCAACCCCCATAATCAAAACTATTGTTGTCAATATAATTATTTCCCATTTCTTTTTCATATAACCTCCTTAAACGCTTTCTACGAACAGATAAATTAAAGTAACTACCGTAGCCGCAGAATTATTCTCTATCACTTTAAATCTTATGTAAGGAGCCATCACAGGAGCAAAGACTATATATTTTCCCGTATTAACTGTAAGCGCCGTATATACAGAGCCTAAAGCGTTTCCCTGGGTATCTACAGCATCAAAAAAATTAACATTATCCCACGATACTTGTTCAGAAATGGTTATTGACCCCGCGGTAGATGAAACCAAAACGCTAGCATAACCTTTACTTAATCTGTTCAAAACAGAACTAGAATATACTGTAGCCGATTGGCCAACACTCACTGCATTCATCACCTTTTCTTGTGCTATGCCTGAACCCATATAATCCTCCTAACCCCGAAGGGCATTAAATCATCTTGGACGACGCATACGCTCTATATCATAATCCTTGGCGTCAGCGCCTACGGCCTTCATCGCCTTGGTAAAATAATCAATTTTATCGCTCACCTTAAATTCACTCTTAATCATCTTATTCACATTGCGATCATTAGGATCCCAGCACTCATCCCGGGTGCATAAGTTATCCTTTATCTTCGATCTTAGCTCTTTAGCCTGTTTGTAGAGGGCATTTTTCTGATGCGAAGTAAGCTTACACTCCTTACCCTGCTCATCTACTATTCTTTCCGGCTGCTCAGTAGTAAAAGGTAATCCTCCAAACTCATCTGACGATTCAAATTGAGGATCCAAAACCACTGATCCACTCATCTTAGCGCTTATCGCCTCTGTTTCCCTTTGAAACCGCTCTCTGTCGGTGTCTGAACAGGTATTCAACTTGGATTCGCCAAATCCTGCCCCAGAAACCGAAAAAGATTTGTTCAAATACTGCATTTAATACTCCGAAGCTGAGCAAAACGGACAACCGGCCGTTGATACGTTGTCCTCGACATTAGCCGTACCACCCGCAAGAGTGGTTATGGGGACAAAGTTATCGTTACCCCATCCACTACCAGGCTGGTTTACCTTCTTATTTAAGATAAACCCACACTGTTTACAACGTTTAAAGTTAGACTCCTCGCCATCCGAACCGCCCCATGCCGGCAAGTCACGACCCCTGAACTTAGACCCCGCATTCCCGCGGGGGTGTAAGTCTGCGGGAGATACTTCCGCGCCCTTAGTGATACGTTCAAAGCCTTTTGGGGCAGTCTTTTCCATTATTTACCTACTTATGCGTGCCACGGGTCTGCCCACCAAAGCCTTTCTTCTGATGTTGCTCTCCGCTGGATCCGCTAAAAGAACTTACCGAACCTTTACCCTTGCCAAAACCATTGCCGCCATGACCGTGGCCTACCATGCCCCCCTGTTTCTTCTTCTGTGTCTCACCGTGGCCGCTGATCGGGCCGGCATCACTAAGCTTACCGAACTTATAAGAAGCGCTGGCGCCGTCTTTATTGGGCCGACGATCGAACTCCGAACCTTCCGGTTTCCTTATCCCATACTCAATCGCTTTTTCCATATTTTACCTCAGTTTAAAGTGGGGTGAGAGAACCGCTTGGGCGGCGCTCCCACCCCGTTAAATTACGCTATCGTTACTGGACCAGCCAAACCTTGCTTAACTCCTGTACTCAATATCGGAGCAGATACATAAACATTGGAAGAATTAGCTGTAGTAATGTTACTATAACCAAAAACTCCACCACCGTTAATGTAAACCGTACCAGATGTGGGAGCAGTAATCGCTCCGGTAGTCGTTACTACGCTAGTGCGGTTAAGCGCATTGGTTATCATACAGTTGTTCAACCATGTTGCCGTATGATAAGAACCTGCTGTAAAACTCATAGCCTTGAAGGTAGTCCCTGAAGTGTAACTATTGATGATACACTTATCAAAAATGTTACGAGTACCTACCAGCTGAGTAGGCCCGATAATTACTTCAGTAACGCTGGTGGCGCGGATAACTGTATCCAAGCCAATATAGCAATTACCAAAATAATTCTCATCAGCCGCCACAGTCAAAGAGTTGGAACCTGCATAATCGCAAGTAGTATCACCAATACCTGAGATCTGACAATTGGTAATACTGTTGCGAGTTCCAGATACTGTAAGGCAAGTTTGAGCCGCACTTAACGTAGTCGCGCCGACCCCTTGAAAAAACTCGATACCGCTGATCATGCAGTTGTTGGCGGATAAAGTGAACAAGTTAGCAAAAGCATTGGCGCTAGACGAGGGGGCTACTCTAGCTCTCTGACCGATATAGAGACCAGACTGAGAGGCAGGAATACCGATCAGATGAACACCATCTTTATTCCAATTTAAATTAACCGACTGATAATCTGTAGTCTCAGACGCTGTATTGTTCTCTTGACAGAAATAAACAATATCATTTTGATTAGCTGTGGCCGCGGATAAAGCGCCAGCTAAAGTTTTAAAGGCTGTGGCCGGAGAGGTACCGCTATTGGAATCGCTACCACTATACGGTTTAACGAACCATATGTTACCTTGAGTTACAATGCCACCGCCCAAATTAGGCGTAGCAAAAATTCCATTCGGAAAATGCGTGAGTCCCATTTTAATCTCCTTTTACAGGAACACCCGGAGAAGGCGTTTAACCTTCCCCGGCTGCCAGAACGAATTTAACGCTCTCTTACCCATTACAAAAATCCATACAATTTTCTTCTCTCGAACAATGTCCAGCGAGATATATTTAATCTTCTCGCCGTTTCTTCAAGGCTCAATTTCCAACCAAGATAAACTAACTGACTATGATACCTTATTCCCATAAACCCATCTAAAGTCACTCCATCCAAAAGCATACCGTTCATACGCGCTATACTTCGCAATGTACGTATCGAAGCTCTTATCCTGGTTGAACTCCAACGGAACGCGGTCATACCAGAGCAAGAACATCTTCATCATGTTCTCGTCGATCATAAACCAGCTCTTGCCGCTGGATAAATAATCCCATACCGCCAATTTGTATTTACCAAAATGGAAGTTGGAGTTATTCTCCGCAGTGTCCACTTTACCCTTAGACGAAACAACCTCCCACGCTGTCTCTTCCAAATTTCTCGGGACAAGCAATAAATCCGACTGAACCGAAATTTTATTACCGCGATCGTCAAGAAACTGGCTCATCAAAATTCGGGTAGCTTCTACCGATGTGGCCGACAAAGCCGAAGTGCCGGAATTACTCTGTGTTGCCTGTTTCGGTACCTTGGAAGTGTGAGCCGTGTTGCAAAGAGATAAACCTTCGCTGTTATTTAACACAACCGTATTCCCGACCTGGATAGTCCCAGATCCGGCAAAAGCTGTATTAAATACCTGTGCGCCATACATCTCTTTTGTGCGCGATGCTGACATTGCCAAACCCTTAGGCTTCTTTGCGATGACACCATAGAGGTCATCATCAAACAGCCGGCGTTCGATCTTGAAACCTTTGGCAAACTCCTGATGGGTGTAAGTAACCGGGTAACCTTCATAGATATCGTCATACTGGACGGTACCGGTGAAAGGATCCATGTTACCAAACGCACCCTCGGACGAATCTTTCTCATAACTCGTATCCGAACTTTGAGCGTTATACAACATCGGCCTCATCTCGGGCATCTGATTGTATTGCTCCGTAAAAATTTTTCTCAAACCTGGTTCAAGTAAACTCGGAAAATCCTCGCTAATAGCTGGCATATTAAACTCCTTTTAAGTTAAGGGGAGGGATTTTAACCCCTCCCCGCGTTAATCAATCATCAAGTAATGGGTCTCGTATTGGTCGTACCACCATTGCAAAGCAAATGGCTAGAGAACATTAAATCCGCGCTAAAAATAGGAGCCTCTGCCGCATAGTTACTTCCTGAATGGGTAGCAATATTAAGCGGTTGAGAAGCCCTGGTCGTAGACGAGATATAATTCTCTAACACAATCGCCTGGCCGGTATTACCACTGGCGATCAACCCTTGAACGTACGTCGAAGTCGAATCCAAACTTACCGATCCACCAACCACCGTAGCGCCATAGCGAGGATGTAAAATCATGAAATAATCACCGATTACATTCCCGATAAGTCCGGCGGTATTGTTGGAAGTAGCCGTCAATACGGTAGTTCCCGTGGTGGCGCCTACGCAAAACAAATTACCATATCCACCGGTAGTGCCGCCCGAATTAGAAACGTACACCCATGCTCCCGTCTCATTAGCATCGCCCGTGTCAGCCGCCGTTACTGAAGTACCGGCTGTAGACGCAGTGGTGATAATAACCTGATCAGATGTACTCGTAGCATAGGCTGCACGCCATACCGCGAAAGGATTGATAATATGCTTGGCATAAGTTTCAAACCCTGTCGCTAATACCGCCAAAGCGTTAGCCGCGGTAACATCTTCCTGGATAACACCGATAATATTAGACAAACTCGTAGGCGTAGCAATAATCGAACGTCCGCCATTAACTTGGGTAGCAACCGGTCCAGACGTCATCGCCGTACCGCGAGTGATCGCCCCACTATTGTAAACCGGAATATCCCTTAAAATCGGCTCTGCGCCGGTTACGTCATAACTCCATCTCATGATAAACTCCTAAATTTTTCTCCCTTGGAGTAATTGCTGAGGGGTTAAACCACGCTCAGTAATCCCTTGCCACTTCGTCTTATTGAAGGACGCATACGGATGATTGTAAGGGTTACTCGCGTATTCATACCGGAAAGCTAAACCACATTTACGGCAACGATACCGTTTCACATATGGCCCAACATCTTCTACAAAACGCAAAGCAAGACTATAACAAACGGGACAACTAAGGCTGCCCCCAAATGCGCCCGGGTTTTTATTTTTACTGAATATACCCATATTCTAAGCCTTAACCCCTTGGCTTGTTGTAACGATACTTATCATAGTAAGTTGGCCCTAGAACCGGAGCGCGTTTTTTATACTTCCCATAGTCCGAATCCGACAGCCCGAGCCGCTTCGCTACAACCTGTTCATCTTGCGATAAAGTGACAGTAGCTGCGGGTACATGAGCACCAGATCCACCTGCCGAAGAAACCACACCGGAAGCTTGAACCGAAGCTTGCCGTCTACTTTCTTGTGCCGCGCCTTCTAACCTTGCCTTGCGTACAGATTCGGATTCACCGAATTTCTTTTCCGCAAGTTCCATAGCGATCTTAGGCGCCGCGGGAACATTATCGAACCCTGGGATCATCGTTCTTAACTCCGCGTAAGCCTCATTTAAGGCTACCGCGAAAGGGACATCTTCATGTTTAGATTTCCCCTCATCAATATCAAGGATCTCAGGATGTTTTTCATAAACCAACTTATTGGCTTCTAGCCTGTCAGATTGGGCCTTCTCTGCTTTCTCAGCATTACTCAAAGCACCCATGACATTAGTCTGGGCAGCCGCGATCTTCTTATTGATATATTCATCTACCTTTTTAATATCAATCTTGCCATCTTTGATATCTAAACCATCGGTAGAAACTGTGGCATCAGGAATAACTACTGGCGATGCGGAAGATGGTTTATTTTTTTCCAGAAGCTTATTAATCCTCTTCTGTATTTTAACTTTATCGGCCTCAGGCTCAACCTTCTCCACCGCGGCCGCTGGTTCGACCTTTACGGGTTCTGGTTCAACCTTAACCTCCGGCTTAACGCCCTCGGCTACCGAAGCCTTCAATATATCCTTATCAGATACTGGCGCCGTAACCGCCGGCTTAATGCCGGTTTCAACCGGAGTCTTAACCTCGGTCTTTACTTCCTTAACTTCTGGTTCTTTTACTACCGTATCTGGCATACTTACTCCTTTTCTTGCAGAGTACCAAGTTCCTTCGACATCAGCCGAGGTAACCCAATAACCCACTTTACCGCCTCGATCTTACCGAGGCATTTATGCGCCTTCTCCAACTCCCCCTTGTCCAGGTGCAACAGGGCTTGGCGCTGCTCCTGGTCCACCCGCTGCTCCAGGCGTTGCTTGACCATTAGCCAAAACTGGCCCATTTGCCCCTCCTGGAGGATATCCTTGTCCTGCATTTGGCGCTCCTTGCGGGGCCTGTGACCCCATTACTTGTTGTGCCGAAGCGTTATCCGACATCTTCTGCAACAACTGTTGTTTAGTCGCTAAAATATGATCTTCTAAAAGCTGTTTATTCTCCGGCGGCATAGAATTGCCATCAGGAGAATCCCTAAACATTGTATGCCCATGTAAATGTTCTAAAATATTATCCAAGGGGCTGGTCATAACCTTATGCCCCTGGAGCATTAACATGTTCTCGTCCATGACCGACTGCGCTAATTGATCTTGAGCCTTAGGCTTTTCTCCGATATATCTCTCCACATCCACCTTGCCGGCCGCACGGAAAGCATCCGCAGTAAGTTCCCATAACCCTCCGGGGTTACGTAATACCAAAGGATTCTGAATCATGCCTTGATAAAGGATAGAAGCTACTTGCTGCTGCATCGCCTTACTGCCGCCGGTAGCATCTAATCCTTGATAAACATCATAGCTGCCGGCAATATCCTCGGGGGCGATACCATCGGGGAAGATGGGATCTCCGTCATCGCCAAGGATCCGATGCTCAAGCCCGGGCGGTATCTTTTCCTGATATTGCTGAAATATACTCAGTAATATCTTAGCGAGAAATACCTGTATTCTCTTAGCCAAAGTGATAAATCTTTGATCTCCTTGCTGGATAATAGCTAAAGTGCCTCGGGCCGTAGACCGGCTGCGGTTAACGCTGGATTCCTGGCCGGACTGATACGATCCCACCGATGCGATCTTCTCCACCATATCCATGATCATCTTCTCTTCCTGGAAGCTGACCATAGAATTATTCGGCATTACCAGCCACTTGGCGTCATTAACATCATCCATCGGGATCCAAAGACCGGGACGTACCTGTATCTCTTCGGGTGTAAGCCCGGACGCGGCGCGATAAACGCCCATCGGCACAATACTCATAGTACCGGCGTCAAGGCGCTGGTTATGGATTGCATTCATTTCCTTTTCCAATTCTTTTATAAAATCGCCTATTGACTTGCCATACATGCGGTTAGTGCGTTTTACAAGCTGGCCGATAGAAAAAGGACGCTTATTGATACGACTGATAGCAAGTAGCGGCATGGCGCCTAAGAAAGTACGGCTTGATTTTTCCACCCAAAAGATACATTCAACCTTACCCATCTCGGGTATATAATATTTTCCATACCATTCGATGAGGCTTAGTGGCATGTTGTCCCGAGCGATATTGGCAGCCCTCACGCCTTCGGCTTCCATCTTAGCCTTGTCGAGGCCCTTGATCGACTCTTCCGTACAATAAGTATCTATACCATCAACATTTTCAAAGAAACCCATTTCCTGTTTATCTTTAAGATCGTCGAGGAACGGGTGAGTGCGATGCCAGATATGACGCAAGTCGTTCTCGTCAGATCCGGGGACAGAATATACGGGGAACCCTACGTCCTCTAAAGGAAGTACATCCACCGCACAATTCTCAAACTTTTTATAATCGTAACTTATTTCCCAATCCGTCTCCTCAACTTTCTTCTGGATTTTTTTACCCATCATGTTGAGGATCATATTTTTAAACTTAGCTACTATCGCTTCTTTTTTCTTCATGCGCCGCTGGATCCACTTAAACTCCTCTTCCCATCTGGTCTTAGTAACGCAAGTGCCTTCAAGAATTAAATTCTTAGTGACGTCATCGACGATAGAGGCAAACTTCATTGAGCGTAAAGCCCAGCGCATAAACTTAGAAACATTTTCCGCGGTATCGACATCGGCTTTTTCCTGGGGAATCCAGTAAACAAGTTCATCGTTATAAACCGTGGGGAATAATTTAGCGTGTAAGAGTTCAACGGTCATGGCGAGAACCATTGTACGTACGTTGGCGCATCCGGGGAAAGGATCGTTCTTCGGCTCCTTTTTACCTTCGTACATATTCATAATCTCAACGCGCTCGGCCATGAACTCAGCGCGGTCTTTCTCGTCATTCTCGACGTCAGCGATAACCCGGGAAACAATATCCTGCTGAATCTCAGGAGATAAATCCAACATCATAGACATACGTTTTTTCTTTTCTTTCTTTAAAACGTCGTCCGATGTTTTTTTGTCAATGTTTTTGGGCATTAACGGCGTCCTTTTTTCATTCCTTTTTTCCCTTTAGGCTTGCGTCCCGTAGCTAAAGCCTGGCCAGTTTTACTTTGTGCGATCTTAGCACTCGCCGCCTTACCATAACCTAACCCTTTTAATTTCGTATATAACTTTTCAACTTTTGTTCCTTTTGGCATATTTACCTCCGATTTAAAAACTTACAAGGCTTCTCGAACCTGTTATCTAAAATTTACTATCGACCCTGATACGTTGTACGAACCCACCGCTGCGTCTTTAGCCACCGAGCAATCGATCACGGCGGTATTATAAGTCCCCATAGTCCCGTTAATGCCAGTCCCCATCGATGCTCCCGAAAGACAATTATCCCCTACCCATGTCTGATTCCAGGTGACTGTCCACGGTTGCCGCCACGGATTAACCGGAGGATAGACCGGATAAGGAACCGGTACTATATTCTCCCGTATCGTTTCTCTTTCAATGATCACCACGGAAACTCTACGCGCCCGATCATCTTTGTGCTGGCGCTCTTCGATCCTATCCAGCTTTCCATCTTTAAGGTCGTCAAGATCCATTTTCAGGATCCTACGTTCTTCCTGTAACTCCTTTACCCTCGTATCCAAATCAGCAATCTTTTCAAGCGTTCGATGCACTATCCTTTTAACCTCCTGCACCTGTTTTTCTCTGCCTTCTTTTTCGGCTAAGGCTACGCCTTCTTTCACGATATCTTTTTCCATAATCCCTTTCTCCTTTTTTAGGCCGGAGAAGCCTTGTAAGTCCTAAAATAAAAAAGCCCGAATCAGAACCAAGAAAGGTTCCGACCCGGGCGTTTTAAACGCTCTACGTCTATGGCGCTTTAAGCGCTCTGTTGTTCTTTGGAAAAGATTAAATTATCTTTTCCACATTTCGCGCAACGTATCTCGATCTTAAAATTACAATCTCTTTCTAAAATTTTGCACAATAACCGCCGGCAACATTTGCATCTCTGTTCCACGGTTACCTCACAAGCCATTTGCGTCCTTACATCGTTGTGGACGTAACCAATTAACGCCTTCAACATAAAGATCGTATAAAGGGCACCAATTCTTTTCCGAATAAATCCCCACCCAATGATGCAATAAAGGACAATCCGTACATTTATCTTTATCCTTTAAGTCTATCTTTACCCGCATATTAGAAAGATTTCTTCGCCGCACGGGTAAAAAAACTTTTATTAAATGATTTTATCCTGGGGGCACCGCCGGAAATTTTCTTCATTGTCGTAGAAGGAGATTTAATCTGTGCCATGTCAACAAGTTTTATTTTCTTCATTTTACCGATAGCACCTTTTGTTCTCATAATAAAACCTCCTACTTAATAATATTATACCACACAAGGTATCACCTAATACCCCGTAGAGGCATCAGCCGTTAAACGCTTACGGAACACCACCCGCGCCGGCCGTATAACTTCATAAGTTTTAGTATTAAACAATACGAGAAGGCCGTAGCGCAAGGCGTCCTGGCCGTGCTCGTAGAACCCGTCTTTTTCCGGGCTCTCTTCGTCCGATTCCGACCGCACATAACCCCCCAAAAATCCGTCTATAAGAATATGGCACTTGGTATCAAACTTGATCCTGGCCGCACCATCATATTTAGGCAATAATAGATTACGGACAAGATTAATACCGTCCTTGACCTTGCTTGGCCGGGATTGTATCCGTATCCCAAACCCCCGAAGGATATCGGCCGTAGTCTTTTCGTTCTTATCCGATTTAGCCCTTACCGCAGGATCCCCGGCGTCCTTAAAGGTATAGCCGGCATAAAGCTTATCCGACATCTCCAAAACCTGCTCCGCGAACTTGTTAATAACAATATCCGTACCCATCAGCTCATTAAGCACCAAAGGGCTACCTTTCTCGTCGATCTGGAAGAATACGCAGAAGGGGTGGCGGTAGCCAAAGTCCCAACCGCGGTAGATATCCCGAAAAGGGATGGATTCTAAGGTGGTGACGTGCAGGTCAGACCGAAACTCAGGGTATACGCGCTTACCGCTAGACCTTGAGAAGTCCAGTTCCATCTCCTGATTCCATATATCGACAATATATCCTTTCTTGGTCGTTAACGCCCAGGCCTCATCCTTATCCGGATCCGCGGTATAATGCAGCCGCATGACGAGGAAACCGTTCTCGTTACGGTATTTATGTAAGCCCTTACACAATAATTCCGGTTTAGTCATGCTCTTTGCTCTTACCCCTTGTAGAGGTCTGCCGGCGGCGATTTGGCCACGAGAGGCAAGGCGGCCAAGACGAAAATCAGGCTAGTGAGTATGGTTTTAACCATCAAAATTCATTAAAAAGGTATCGTATTCCTTAAAATCAACGCCTAAATGTTTACACCGTAGTTTTTCCAGCTTCTTAGCGAATTGATGCTGGGCATAATAAGGCGCCGCAGGGGAATCGCCTGGATCAGCCTCCGGTCCATACACCCCTGCCAAGCGGTCTTTCTCGAACTGGACATCAAAGGCGGTAACTTGAGCATCCGTGACACCGGCCAGCCCGCAAAGGAACTGCTCATCCACTTCGTGCATAGCCACAAGAAATTCATATATTTTATTCTTCATATCAGAAACCTTAACGACATCAACCTTTTTACGTTTACCTTTAGCTGCAGGCCATAATTCCGTAATCCAGTCTCCGACTGTTTCATACCTATGCTCTTTGTGTGGAATTGTTTTAATGAATATGTTTAGCATTCCTTCTCCCTCCTCTGTAACTCTTCCAACAAAGACTGTACCCCCGTAGAGGGTTTGAACGTAGCCATGACCAATCGTATAAGTACCCGGGAGAATAACTGTCGATCGCTCATCTTGGATAGTAATTCTTTTTCCTTGACCGGATCTGGATTAGCACGTTTCTCATCAACCATTATTTTATCTCCTTTTTTACCGGCTTCCACCACGCTTCAACCCATGTCTGCCCATTAGGCTTATCCGGTTTAATATCCACAAGTTTATAAAGACTACCGCCCTTGCCATAGACCAGAGTATTAAGCTTACCGCAAAGATCAGCAATGTCGTAATAGCATAGCTTAGTAATAGTAAAATCTTTAGAATCTTCATTCATTAACATCATGCACTAGTTTATAAAACAGGTTCCTTTTCCCATTCGGGGTAGAGACACCTACCATCTTGGGCAAGACGATAAATCTACCTTCGCCGAGGTCAAGCTTGGTCTTGCGCCCATCCAGGGTAGGCTTTAAGCTGGCAAATACCTGTTCCGATCGCTCCTGGAAGGCCATCTCATCACACAACACGCTTGACGAGGTATATTGTCTTACTGCGTCTGAATCCTGCGATACACCATGTATGCAACTATTCTTCTTGGGAAAGGTAAGAATAGCCGGTTGAGTGCTGCGCTTAAAGCCATATTGTAATTCCTTAGGAAGGTGCTCATGTATAAACATAGCCCGGGAGAGTAAAGATAGCTGAGAGGACCAGCCGGCATCATCTTCCTTCTTCGATATGAAGAAGATATATTGACCGCTATACTTCATGGCAAGCCATAGGTTAAGAGCTACAAACAGCCAAGACGCCATCATCTGCCGGCTCTTAACGACAAT